TTCTACTAATTATGAATATATTGATGAGTTGCTTAAAGTGGGAGATAGCGCTAACAACAACTATCAGCCCAACTATAACAGCCCATTAATCAAGTCGGGCATGGCTGGCCGAACTAAGTATGATATAAGGGGGTATCGGAATTGGTATAAGACAATAAACCGTACCGGCCCATTTTTAGGAATTTACAAGGATACGACCGTCGAGGATGTGACAGTACAACTTACCGGCATAGCAATCAACTCAGGTGCAACGGACACGACGGAACGGACAGTGTCGGTAAAATTCGACTATATGGGGCGACCGACAAGGTATCGTATCGCTGAGTTGGCAGGTTTATCTGGTATTGAATGGGTTAATTGGGCAGGTGACACAATAGCGTTCACGTTGTCGGAAGGATATGGAGAGAAAACTATCTATGCACAGATAGCCACGGATGATGCTGAAAGTGGGATTGTGTCTGCCGGTATCAGTTATGGTGGTATTATTCAGTTCGCAGACGCGGAGGTGAAACGTGTCTGCGTGGCGAACTGGGATACAGATGGTGACGGCGAGATAAGTATAGCTGAAGCTGCTGCTGTGACAACTATTCCCAACAACATTTTCAAGGGAAATGCCCTGATTGCATCCTTCGACGAATTGAAGTTTTTCACCGGACTCGTTTCCATTGCCGACAATGCTTTCCAGTCTTGTATAGCACTGGAAAACATATCTTTCCCTGATAGTCTGGAAAGTATAGGACAGCAGGCATTCTACAACTGTACATCGCTTGCGACGGTCAACTTCCCTGAACATATGGCTGAAATTAAGATACATGTGTTCTGGAAATGTGCGGCTTTGAAGATAGTTCGTTTGCCTGATGGCATTCCCACTGCGAACTGTCTCTATCAAAGTGGTATAGAGGAAGTATATATACCAGACAGTGTGACAACTGTTAGTCATTTCACGGAATGCCTGTCTCTGAGGAAAGTGGATATAGGTACTGGGATAAAGACGTTTAACCAGAATTCGTTCAACGGAGACACTGCTCTTGCGGTATTCATCATGCGCGCGATGGCTCCTCCTTCGTATGCGGGTTGGACCCTGCCGGATACGTTTACGGGTACGATTTATGTACCGGATGAAGCTGTTGACGCGTATAAGGTGGCAGATGGCTGGAGAAAATGGGCTTCGAGGATAAAGCCATTGTCGGAATATATAGCATAAAACTAACATTAATTATTATGATATTATGGCTAAATCAGAAATTTTATTCAGAATCATCCGCAAATGGGAAGGTGGATGGAGTGACCACAAAAATGACAAAGGTGGCAAAACCAATATGGGGATAACCTTGTCTACGTGGAAATCATGTGGTTATGACAAGGATGGTGACGGAGACATTGATGCGGATGATTTACGCATGATTACTCCGGACGACGTTTTTCATGTTTTCAAGAAGTATTATTGGGACCGTTACCAAGCGGACTTCATACACAACCAGTCCATTGCGAATATCTGTGTGGATTGGGTGTGGGCCTCCGGACGTCCCGGTATCACAAGGGTACAACAACTACTGCAAATCAATGTAGACGGCATCGTAGGGCCTCAGACGGTTGCAAGTATCAATCTGGCCAACCAACGGCAGCTGTTCGAAGCTATCAAGACAGACAGAATCCGGTTTATTGAAGAAATCTGTAAAAGGGACCCGTCGCAGCTTGTATTCCGGAAAGGATGGCTGAACCGGATCAATGATTTCAAGTTCTCTGTCTGCTGAATTCTTGTCCTTTTTTCCACTCTTTTCAGCCTTTAGTTTTGTGTCCGGAACTAAAGGCTTTTTTATGGCAATAACTGAAGAAAAGAGTTTAATGACCTCCGAGAAATTCAATCGAGGAGTTGAGAACTGGACGTGGAAAGTCAGGAATACCTCCGTAAATATTCTACAACGGACACACGCAACCGGCAGATTGCGTAGGGAACTGCAATCCCGTTGGCTGAAAGACCGTGAAGGTGGACCGGCTTATGTCGGTCTGGGTTTCCGCTTTGCCCGGTATGGTGCGTACCGGGAATATGGCGCCGGGCGTGGATATATCGTCAAGAACGGAATTATAATGAAGGGACATTCGGCATGGAGCGATAAGAAGAAACGTCAGGAACTGCGTTCTCTACGTGTTTCTGAATATCGCATCCGGCGCATGCGTACCGTTGATGAACACTATGCCGTTATCCGGCGAAGTCCCCTACCCTGGTTAGACCCTCCCATTGTGGATAACATCGAATCACTGGCTGATTTATCCGGAGAGTATTACGGTGACCAGGCACTCAAGAATGTGCTTCAGAAGTTTGATAAAATAACAATTGAAAAACGTTATGGCAAAAAGTGACAAGACTGTCAAAAGAGGTGTCTACTTGTACATCGATGGCAAGGAAATTAAGAATGACATCAATTCCATTGATTTGGAGATGAAACGCCTACAGCGTGACATTAAGGAAATGACACGCGGCTCTGAGGAATACAACCGCACCATGGCGAAGATACAGCATCTTCAGGGGATTTTAAAACGGCATCGCCAGGAGATAAAAGGCATCACCACCGAAACCAAGAAAGCGACTGTCAGTATTGGCAGTATGGTGGACTGGTTCAACCGTTTCGGTGGAGTTATCTTGTCCGTAATAGGTTTCCTGACCGGTTTTACCCTTGCCTTGCGCGCCATCAGAGACGAACGCAACAAGTTGGAGGAGTCCCAGGCCGGGCTGAAAGCCTTGACCGGACTTGATGATGACAGCATTGCCTGGTTGACCGGGCAGGCCAAGACGCTTTCCACCACCATGACAAAAGAGGGCTTGCGTGTCCGCCAGTCGGCAGCCGAAATCCTGGATGCGTTCATGCTGGTCGGTTCAGCCAAGCCGGAACTGCTTGGAGACAAGGAAGCGCTCAAGGCTGTTACGGAGGAAGCCATGCGATTGCAGGCGGCAGCCAAAGACATCACCCTGAACGAAGCGGTTGATTCACTTACTTTATCACTCAACCAATATGGGGCAGCGGCAGACCAGGCTGGACGGTTTACCAATGTATTGGCTGCCGGCTCCCAGGCAGGTTCCGCCAATATCGCAAGCCAGGCAAAGGCTATCCGGAATGCAGGTACCGCAGCGGCTTCGGCCAATGTTCCCATTGAACAGACGGTCGCATTGATTGAAACGCTTGCCTATCGGGGTATAAAGGATGAAGTGGCCGGAACGGGATTGAAGAAATTCTTTCTGGTTCTTCAGACCGGGGCAGACGAAACCAACCCCAAAATCGTCGGGTTGGATAAGGCACTGGAGAATCTGAAGAACAAGAATATGGATGCAGGCGCCATCAAGAAAATGTTCGGGGAGGAAGGCTACAATACCGCATCCGTAATCCTTCAGAACACGGAGATGGTGAAAGACTTCACCGCTGCCGTCACCGATACCAATGTGGCGTATGAGCAGGCGGCCATAAACAGTGATACTGCACAGGCCAAACTGGAGCAGGCACGCAATAAGATGAAGCTGGCAGCCATTGACCTTGGCGAGAAGTTGAATCCGGCTCTGACGGTGAGTACGAATATGCTGACCAATGTGCTCAAGTATTTGCCGGGATTGATTGACTGGTGCAACAAATGGGGCACAACAGTAATAACACTAACGGTTCCTCTGGCAGCTTATTATACCACATTAAAGCTCATATCTCTTTATCATACTACTTACAACTTAGTCTTACGAGCAGGAATCGCCATCCAAACGGCTTACCGGGTAGCCACCACTGCTTTGAACGACGCATTGGCAGGAGATTACAAGGCAATAGGCAGGTTGATATTACAGATGCGCTCTCATAATATCGTAACCCGGACAGTGGCAGCAAGTACACTACTCTTCCGAGCTGCGCTGGAGACTTTAACCTTCCGCTTCTCTGCCGCAACTAAAGCGGCACGGGCAGCATGGGCGGTATTAGGATTAAATCCTTTTGTTGCTATTGCCACAACCGTTGCAGCCACAGCAACAGGACTGTATATCTACGCTCAGCGTACTTCTGCTGCAGCACGTAGGCAAAAGGAACTGGTGGTTATGAATAGAGAGGCTGAAAAAAGCATTAGCGAAGAAAAAAATAAGCTGGATGCTTTACGGAAAGTGCTTGAGGATTCTAAAGAACCATATGAAAAACGGAAGGCTGCATTAGAAGATATTCAGTCCATTGTTCCGGAATATCATGCTTCATTGACGGAAGAGGGGGTGCTTATCAACAACAACACGCAAGCGCTGGACGGTTATGTAGAAAAGCTGTTGCTCACAGCCAAACAGCAAGCGGCCAATGCCAAATTACAAGAAGCCCTGGCACAAAGGTCAGAATGGATTCAGGAGAACGGTTCCGATGCCATGAAATTTAAAAATCTCGAATGGGAGATAAATGACCCCATCAATATGGACAAGTCCGTTGAGGAACTTGCAGCAGTCAACGGGATATCACCCACTGCATACCGCGTATGGGCTACCCAGAAAAAACGTCTTGACGATAACGTTCGGTATTACGAACAGATGATGCAGGATTATACCTCCCAGTTGCTTGCCATCAACGATAAATACAAGACTATTACTCCAGATTCTCCAACAATTACCGGAAACGGTGGCAGTGGTGGAGGTTCTGAATCTGAAGAAGAGCGGAAAAAACGTGTCAGCAAGGAATTGGAGGATATAGAGACTAACCACATGCAACAGCTCACCCATCTCCAGAAGCTTTATCTTGAGGGAGAAATCCAGACTAACGAGGAATATACTGCCCTTCAGATAGATTTGGAGAAAAAGACTTTGGATGAGAAATTGGCGATAATGGGGCTGGAGCCGCATGAACGTGAGAAGTTGCAGGTAAAGATGCTGGAGGCACAAATCAAGTTCAATGAAGAATGTAAAAAACAGGATGAAAAGACAGAAAAGGAGCGTCAGAAAGCATCAGACAAGATTGCCAAAGAACGCCTTTCAGTTCGTCAGAAACAACTCCGTATCGAATTGGAAGAAGCAGCTTCCTATCATTATAGGAACCTGACTTCCGAGGAGGATTTCTCCCAGGAGGTGAACGAGATTCGGAAACGGTATTGGAATGATTTGCTTCACAACTACCAACTGACTGAGGAACAACGTACGGAGATACAGAAGGAGCAGGCCGAAGCCCAGACCGATGCCGAGAAAGAGAAATACGACAAAACCATGAAAATGCATAGGCAATATGCCTCTCTGGTGACGGATATCGCTTCCGACTTCGGAGAAACGATTGGTGAAATGATTGCCACTGGCGAACTTTCGCTGAAGAATTTCTTACGTGAAACCATTATGATGGCACTGGATGCTTTGGAACGTGTTATTGAAATCTCCATACTGGAAATCACCGCAAAAAATTTGGCGGCAACAGCTCCATTTTCCTTTATCGGTGCCGCTAAAGCAGCTGCCCAAGTAGCTGCTATCAAAGCGGCTTTTGCTGTAGTAAAAGGGATGGTTGGTAATTTCTACACCGGCGGCTATACCGGTCCCGGCGACTGGGACCAGCCCCAGGGCATCGTCCACTCCAACGAGTTTGTCGCCAACCGCTTTGCCGTGGCCAACCCGCACCTGCGCCCCATCTTCGACGCCATCGACGTGGCGCAGCGCAGCGGCAACGTCGGCAACCTCACCGCCGAAGACATCGCGGTAGTCGCCGGACCCGGCAGAACCGCCCGCACCGTCCCCGCCAAGTCGCCTGCAGCCGGTGCCACGACCACCACCAACGACCCCGCCACGGTGGCCATGCTCGTGGAGTGCACCCGTATGCTCCGCAAACTGCACACCCGTTTGGGCGAGAAAATTGTGGCCGAGACCTACGTCACCGGCAAGCACGGCATCAACCAGGCACAAAAAGAGTACCAGGCATTGACCTACAACAAATCACGCAACAAATCCAAGAAATGACCGAATTATACATCAACGGCCAACGCGCCGTACTTCCCGAAGGATTCTCATTCACCTTCACCGCCGAGAACCCTTACTTCACGCGCAGCTCCAGCTACTCGTTGGACATCGAACTGCCCATGCCCGCCAACAACACCATCTTCAAACACATCAACCGGTTAGACGTGACCAAGCAGAAAACCATTCTTCCGGCCATGCTCATCGTAGATGCCCGGTGCTGTTGTCAGTAGAAGACACACAAGTCAAGGTGCAGTTGGTCTCCGGCAATGCCGAATTCAACCTCCTGACCAATGATGACATCTACATCGACGAATTAGACTTGGGCGATATAGGCTTCAGATACGACGTTCAGGGCTTCTTGCCGGCGGCAAGAATGAGCGAGTTCTACGGATCTGTCGATGAAGTCGAATCCGTATTGCTTCCCGTGTTCTACCAAGAGGCCAAAGAAGAGAACCTTGACAACAACGTTTTCTATGAGAATGGCACCAATGATTTTGCACCGACTGACAGCATAGTGGCATGTTGGCAACCCTACCTGATTACGGCTATCCGGAGGGTGGTCGAACATTTTGGCTATACACTCGACCTTACCTTTTTCGACAACAACTTTCTAAGAGATGTCTATATATGCAATGACGTGCGCTCAAAAAAGACACCCCATGTCCAACCACACTGGACGCTTGCCGATAATCTGCCGCACTGGACGGTCTCTGATTTCTTCAATGAACTTGAGAACTTCTATTGTGCCGTTACAGTCGTCAACGAGCATACCAAAGAAGTGCGTTTTGTCAGCCTGAATGACTATTTCTCAAACTCCGAGAAGATTGTCATCACCAATGACTCCTTGCTCAGAGAGTTTGAGGTGGAGATTACAGAAGAGAAGAACGACAAGGATTTGAGCCTGGGCAATATCGCATACAATTTACCGTCCCACACAAACGACGGTTACTGCCGTATCGAGAGAAACATTCTGGAAGCTGCTGCAACACAAGAGTTCGACTCTTACGATGCCTTGCTCAAAGCATACGGCACGATGACCGACAGAAACAAGAAGAACCACATCTTCATCGTAGGCAAACGCTATTACATCAACTTCAACGATGAGGAGAACAATACCGATTCCTTGCGTGAAGTGAACCTGTATGCCGACCTGGTACGCACCACTGACTCCAGTGATGACATTTCACTGAAGATTGTCCCGGTCAAAATCGCACAATACGACATGGGTATCTATAGGCTGCTGCCAAACCACAGAGGATATGAGAAGACAGGAACAATGATGATGAATGTCCCGATAGTCGGCTATTATTCCACAGGATATTCCGAAGAGTCTTTCAACATACAAGAGACCATCGAGGGCAACGAAGAACGACTGTATGGAGGTAGCCTTCAATACCGGCATCTTCAACCGCCAAAACGTGACCTTCAACGGACAGACAAAAGCCTACGACTACGCCTATCCCTTCACAGATTACCAGCAAAAGCCGGAAGCCCAGACCACCGACTTCCTCCCGTACTCCCTCAGTCTGAACGATGTCTGCCCGGACAGTATTGGGCATAGGCTGTCGACACTCAGTCTGTTCCACTCCAATATCCCTTACACAATCCAGTTCCAAGCCAATAAGCTGCCAGATGTGAATAAGGTGTTTCTTATAGGCAACAAGCAGTATTTGTGCGAGAAGATTGAGACGGAAATAGATGTCGATGGATTAAGCAAGGTACTGAAGGGGACTTTTTACCGGATAGAATAATAATGTTAAAAAGACATCTGCTCTCAAAAATAACTCCTTTTTCCCTTGCATAATTACCAAAAGGTTATTATATTTGCAGTGTCATAATGTATCGCGATCTTTTTATGACTGAAGACGAAGAGCTAAAGGCTCGGATTGAAGCTGCGAAAAAAGACCTCAGCTTCTTTTCCCTCTATTGGGATGACATTCAGAATACTGATTGGATTTCCGATAAGGAGCTTGAGGAAGGCATCAATGATTGTCTCGATGACTTGAATGATGCACAAGACAAGCTGAATGAAAACGGTAGCCCTCCTTGAGGGGGCTACTTTTTCTCTAACATATAATTTTTAGGCTTATGGACGTACAGAAAGAATTGGGAAAATGGAAGTCGGAATATGTAAAATGCAATACTCCGGAGGAATTGGCCGACCATAAAAAACGTTTCAGGGCTTTTCTGCAGACGCTTTCACCGGAAGATAAAAAAGCGTTTGTGCAGGCGTTCCAAGATGGTGCCAGGCAATCAATCAATGAAGCCCAAGCCATTGTGAAAACAGTAGAAATCAGGCAGACCTTAGAAAAAGTATTGCCTTTCGCTTCTATGTCGTATATTGCCCAGCACTATTTTGGCAGAACACGCCAATGGCTATATCAACGGATTAACGGAAGTGCGGTAAACGGCAAACCAGCCAACTTCACCGCTGATGAACTGAATACCCTATCTTTAGCTCTATCCGAGCTTGGCGACATAATGAAAGATACTTCTCGGTCTATCGCGAGGCCGTAAGGTTTTAAATGTGATAGAGGGCTTCCACGGGCTGGAAGCCTTTTTTTTGTTGCCCATGAAGGGTAGTCTGGCGATAAATAATCAGATATGGTGCGGAGAAATAAAAAATCCCCACAGTGGCTCGAAGCTGTGGGGACAGAATGTTCAATAAAACGTCTATCAAGCTATGGATAGCGAGCCTAATTTGTTACAAATGTCGTGGATGGCATTATTAAAAATCAGCCTGTCCTGTTCACTTAGCGTATAGACACGGCCACGTACCTTGTAGCCATAAATACGCTGTTGCAGCCAAGCCGTACTTTTCCCGAAATAATTACGGGCGATATAAGAGATTGGCACAATTTCCTTCATCTCCTTTATCTTCTCCTGCAAGGCTATTGTACGGTTCAGCTCCTCCGCTTCTTTAGCCAGTTCGTGATACCCGTTCAACAGCCAGTCGGCAATAGCTTCTGAATCGGCTTTCGTGGTGTAATGTTCTTGTATGTACAAGAACTTCTGTTGGTATTCCTCTTCCTTGTTGGTTGAATCTCCATTTAGAATGGCGGTAAGTTCCTTCAGTTCGTCATTGATTGTTTTCATAAGCAAATTTTTTTTGCCCCCTCTTTTCGTCCGAGGGGGCTGTTTTTACTTTTCTAATTCTTTTAGTTTGGTTTCCAGCATTTTTATCAGATGGTCTATTCTCAATTTTTCATCAAGTATGGCGTTCATCTTCTCTTCCGGTAACCCTTTACTGTTTTCAAATGCCCATTTCAGCATCTTTTGTTTCAACCTTAGCTCGGTTAGCTTCTGGGCAATTAGCAAAATCTCTTTTTTGTTTTCCATTACTTCCT